CCGACGTCGGCCCCGGCGCCGGGGCCGCGCCGCCGCTCGCGCCCGCCGGGGCCGACTGCGGGCCCATCGCCGTCGACGCGGCATCGGCCTGCAGGCCTTCGGCCCGAATGAAGGCCTCCTTGACGAGCGGATCCGCCATGTCCTCGCCTTTGAACGCCCACGTGGCGTGCGGCTTGTCGCGCTGTTGCGCGGCCGCGGCCGCCGCTGAGGCCATGTCCAAGGCGAGCAGCGCCTGCAGGACCCGCCAAATCTCCCGGATCTCCGTCTCGTTCGTGATGCCGTTCAACACGCAGAGCTTGCGGAAGATCGGCCCGACCTCGTCGGGGCTCGCGTCTGGGCGCTTCATGCCGATGGCGAGCCGCGACTCGCGGTTGGTCAGGAGCGGCAGGACGAACTGGTTCCACGCATCGCGCTGCCCTTCGAGCGCGACCGGGGACAGGGACGCCAGATCGATCGAAATGTCGACGTCGAGCGTCTCGAGGTCCTCGCTCTTGATCTGCTTCCACGAGACGAGCGTCGACGCGCTGCCTTTCAGGTCCTGCGGCGCCGAGAAGGGGTCGAGCTCCTGTTTGACGAGGAACGGCAGCTGGCGCTTGCGCAGGGCGATCAGCATCAGCCGGCAGATGTCGGCCAGCCACGCGCCGACCTGCTGCCGGGCCCGCGACTCGCGCAGCGACTGCCGGACGTTGACGATGTTGGCCTGCGTGGCGGTGTTGCCCTCGGGCCGCCCCTTGGCCTCGCCCGAGACGCCGGTCACGAGGCTGAAGTCCTCGCGCGCCGCGCCGAGGTCGGCCCAGTTGTCGTTGCCGAGCTCGGCCTGCTGGATGGGCGCGATCGGCCCCTTGTCGCCAATCTTCGGGACTTTGATCGTGCCCATATCTTCGAGTGTGGCGAGCTTGTTGACCTCGACCTGCTCGACCTGGTTCTCGATCATGAACAGCCGCTTGGCCCGCCGCGCGTGGATCTTCTGCATCTCGCGGCGTTCGTTGATGTCGTCCTGCGGCGCCAGCCAGTTGTAGATCGGCGGGAGCGGCAGGAAGTTGTCCTTGCGCTCGTAGAACTTCAGGACCGCGAGGGGGAGGGCCTCAAACGGGCGCCAGTTCTGCAGCAGGAGTTTCTGGCCTTCCGCGACGACGAGCCGCTTCTTGGTGCGTAGGTCCCAGATCCGCCAGATCCGCAGCTGCCCGCGGCGCTTGGCCGCCGTCTCTTCGCCGCCGGGCCGCGGCGTCTCCGGGCTCGGGTCCTCGCCCACGTCGTTGCGGTGCGTGCCGTCGCCCCGGATCCGGTCGGTGTTGAGGAAGTTCGGGTTGCGCTTGACGTCCGCGACATCCACCCACTCCCCGTACGCGACCCAGTCGTTGCTGGTCAGGCGGTTGCGCCCGGGGAACACGCGGAGGTTCTCGGGCCGCAGCCGCGCCACGTACAGGCTCTCGTTGCGCGGCAGCCGCTTCGGCTGCAGGACCGGGGCGTGGGTGTCCGGATCCACCATCGGCTCGTTATCGTCCTTGAGGACCGGCTTGTCGGCGTTCGGGTTGTCGATCCAGTCGGCCGTGTAGCCGACCTCGACGAGCGCGAAGCGGCTGTAGGCGTCCCGCAGGGCGAGCGTTGTCTCGAAGGTGAACTGGATCTTCGGGTCGTCGACGAAGTGCTGCAGGGCGTGCTGGATGACCGTCGCGCGGGCATTGGCCGTGCTGTCGATCGTCTCCTGGTGCTCCTGCCGCGCCTCGGCCTTCACTTGCGGGTTCGAGAAGAGCAGGCTCGGCAGCTGCGTTTCGACGGTGGCGAACACGAGATTGATGACGTACTTCTGCGCGGCCTCCGTTTCGCTCAGGCCGTGCCAGTGGGACCCCTCGTAGTATTTATCGAGCCGTTCGCACTGGAATTGCTTTTCCCAGTCCTCGTACGTCTTTTTCGAGGCCGCGATGCGCTTGAGCCACAGGTCCGCCAGGTCCTGCTGGCGCTGCGCCGGCGTCTTCTCGGAGGTCGCGTCCTCGCCGGCGGCGCGGCGGCGCGGGGTGCGCGAGGCGGTCGCGGCGACGCCAGCGGAGGTGTCCTCGGGCGGCGGTTTCTTTGCCATCAGTCTAGAGAGCCCTTCTGCCGCGGGGAATCGTCGTCTGCGAATGCCTTGAGCCAGTCGAAGGCGTACCGATAGCCGGCCTCGAAGGCCCGCACTTCGGCCTCACTCAGCCGGCGCTGAAAGTTGTCACGCACCCCCGCGGCCGCGCGGGAGGTGCCGTCCGCGCACCCCCGCTCATACGCCTGGGTGGCGACCGTGTCAGAGAAGGCGAAGCCGCGCCGGAGGCGATGATACAGCCGGTAGCCCGCGCCGAGGAGGAGGTGCCACGGTTGCGGCGCGCACACGAACTCGAAGCTGTCCCACCGCTCCCAACAGACGCCGTAGCCACCCGGGATAAACTCGGCCTCCCGGACCATCTCGAGCTTGGTGAACCGACGCAGCCAGCCGCTCTCGCGGCGGATGCCGCTGTCGTCCTCGAAGACGTTGGCGAGGTACGGGTCGGCGCCAGGCGTCATGCGTCCAACTTCGTGCCGACGAGCGGCTGGAGCGTCTCGAGTTCAGAGCCGAGGACGGCATCGACCGCGATTTCGACGCCCTCCCGCAGCAACCAATAAGCGCCCGTACCGTCCTGTTCGCGGCGATGGACGGCCGCGACGTCCTTCAGGAGTCGTCGTAGGCGGCGCGCCAACGCGAGGCCGGCGGTGTCGGGCGACCTCGTCGATGCGACGGTCATCAGGCGACCACCCGGGCGAACTCGCACTCGTGGGGCTGCGCGATCGGGTCGTGGCCCGCCGGCAGGGTGCACGGGCTGTCGCACTCGTCGTGCTGGACGCAGCGTTCCGAACAGCCGGCGAGCCGCAGGCCCGTGTCGAGGCCCTTGAACCGCACCGGCTCACCCTCGCCCGCGATCTCATCGGCCCGCGTGTGCCGCGGCGGCGTGCCGAGCGCGGCGGCCCGCTCGCGTCGGCGCCGGGTGAGGAGGTCCTCGATGATCTCCGCCGTCAACGGCACGCCCACCTCGTCGACGACGGTCACGCCGGCCGTCCGCGATCGTTCCACGTGCAACAACGTGGCGAGCTCGAAGATCGCCGCCATCGCGGCGTCCAGGGCCTTGCGGTCGCGCTTGTTCGCGCGGCCGAGCATCCCCCGCAGGCGCGCGAGGATCTGCTCCACGGTCAGGGGCGTGTCGGGCATCGTCATCGTCGGCTCACTTTGGCACGATCCGCAGCTTGTTGCGGAAGTCCTTCGACTGTTCGGCGCGCACGAGCCGGGCGATTTCGGCCTGCGCGACCTCGATCACGGGGTCGACGTCGACGCCGCCACTCACCGCCAGAATGACATGCGCGAGAAACGTCGCGGCCGAGGATAACACCCACGCCTGCCCTTTGGGGCCATCATCGGGCCGCAGGTCGTAGAGCAAGGCCTGCAGCTGCTCGCTCACCCCTTGCCGGTCGCCATCATCTCGGATCGGCATCAGCGCGCCGCCGTCGAGAGCAGGGCGACGATCCGGGTGAGTGGTTCGTGCAGCCCGGCGATGTCGCGCCGCAGGTCCCCCACGGTGCCGGCCAGGTCGACCGGCAGCGCGCGCAGGGCGGCCTCGGCGTGCGTCCGGAACGTCTGGTAGTCGGCCAGGAAGCGGTCGATGCGGCGCACCGTCTCGGCGTGACTGGCCTGCAGGCCTTCGAGTTGACTGACGCGGCGGGCGATGGCGCTCATATCGGGCAGGTCGCGGACGATGGTCAGGGGGTCCCGCCAGGCGCTCACGCGGTCTTCAAGGGTGCGCAGGCGCACCAACACCCCCAGTTTCCGCGCGGCGCGCGCCCTGCGGGGCCGTGGGTGTTTCGGTGTCTTCGCCATCAGGCCGTCCTCCCCAGTTGTCGCTGCAGGTCCCGCGCGACGCGCCGCGCGCCCGCGAACGTGCCGACGTCGACGCCCGTGATCTCGGGCGGGGCTGGCGGCCGCCCGGCAATCATGTACCGCACCGGGTCATACGCGTGATCGACGATGTCGGGGTCCCGTTCGTCCGAAAAGACGGGCTTCCCGAGGTTCGTCCCGATTTTCACGCGCCGCTGTGACCGGGTCTGGGTCAGCGCGTGCATCACGCCCTGCGGGTAGGCCTCGTTGGCCGTCACGAAGAACAGCCGGCCGCAGCCGCGCTCGCGCGTGATCGGGTGGACGCGCGTCGGCTCGAAGCGCAGATATTCGTTGACGCGGTTCCGGGTGCCGAGCTCGTTGTTGTCGGCCGCCGTCCAGAAGATCGCTGTGTGCCGGGGCTGGTCGACGACCTCCGCGTACTCGTCCGCGATCGAGAACCGGCCGCCCTTCTTGCTCGGCATCGTGTGGAAGATGCTCGGGTCGGCCAGATCCTGTTCGTAGTGCTCGTATTCGCTCAGCCCGGCGATGTTGCCCCGGTGGGTCGAGATCATCGCGTTCGGCATGTAGTACTCGCGGTAGGCGAACACGTTGCCGTTGCGGTCGACCGCCCACCAGAGGACGCAGGTCGGCGCGCTGTCGCCGTAGTCCATCGTCCGGTAGAGCGTGCAGTACTGCCGGAAATACTCGAGGAGCTCGGGGCTGCCCGGAATGACCTGTGAGCCGGGCACGACGTGAATCGCGCCCTCGGGCGAGCCCCACAGGCCCAAGACGTTGCGGCGGATGAACGCCGAGTCATGCGCGAGCAGAAACTGCCGGTTCGTCGTCGTGAGGAACTGGTTTTCCAAGCTCGGCATGTGGAACATCTTGTACCCGAGGCTCGCGTAGCTGTGCAGGACGCCGGTCGGCTCATTGGTCTGTGGGTCGAGCTCCGGAATGGTCTGCTCGTGATGCTCAGGGCTCTCCGGGTGGAAGCGACGATAGAGCCAATGCACCTCGACGTCGGGGTTGCAGGCGAGCATCGGGTACGGCGGCGGCACCGGTTTGCCGCTCTCCGGATGCAGGTACGGCCACGGGCGGCCCGTGCGTTTCGTCCACGCCGCGACCTTCGCGGCGGGGACCTGCGCCATGTCCCACCGGCCGAGGCGTCCGAGCAGGAGGTCGAAGATTTCCTCCATCTTGTCGGGTTTCTCTTCGGCTTGGTCGATGAAGAACCAATTGATTTCGAGGCCCTTGATGACGCCGGCCGTGTCCGGGTCTTCCATGTGCAGGAAGAGGATTTCCGAGCCGCTGTCGGCCAGCTTGACGTAGCCCTCGTTGTCGTTGCGGCGGCCGCCGCGGCGCCGGTCGTAGAGCTGGCTTGGGCAGGTCTTGAAGAACGTCGCCTGGGTCGTCGCCCGCAGTTCCTTGGCGACGGAGCGGATGATCACGCCGCGGTTGCGCGGGTATTCGGTCGAGAGGTACAGGCCCTTCTTGCAGAAGAGCCACGTCTTCCCGCTGCCCCATCCGCCCGAGGCGACCTGCGGGAACGGCCCGTAGACAAACGCCTGCCCCTGCATCCGGCTGGCCCACCGGATCGTCGTCGGCTTGGTCGGGGCAAAGTGTGAGAGGGAGGCCGCCATCAGGGCCGCCAGCAGCAGGACATTCACCGGGCCTCCCGGACTGCCCGCGCGAGATCACGGAAGGCCAGGGCGAAGTAATCGGGCAGCACGGCGTCGAGGACGTTCTTGCTGATCACGGCGTGTCCATCACGCAGACGATCGGCGTGTCGGGCGCGTAGCCCTTCGCTTCGAGCCCGGCCCGGCTCTCCCATCCCGTCCGGCGGTTCGGCCACCGCACGAGCCAGAGCATCCCGTCCGGGCTGCAGGCGACAAACTGCGGGCCCTCCGCCACCCGCCGCCGGCGGAGGAACCGGCC